GTCACAATACAGCCAACTTCTGCAGTATTTAATGAAACATAATAATGGATATTATGTAATGTCGGATGCGTTTGAGCAGGGTGCATTAAAGACTGGGATAAATTTAGTTGAGATCGGAGTAGATTATGATGAAGATCCGGTAAATGGCGACATAAGACTTTATCGAATTCCCTATAATCGGTTTCTGCTCGATCCGGATATTGTACGCCGGGATTTAAGTGATTGTAATTATCTACTTCGTAGAGAATTGGTGGATAAACATCAGGCGATGGCACTTTTTCCTAAAATGGCTAAAGAAATTGAAAAACTTACACCATCTGCTCAATATGATAATAAATTTACGTTCTCAATAAAAACTCATGGAGCGGATAGGTTACTCCGATGGGATGAGTATTGGCGTAGAGATGTTGAAAGACGTACTTTATTAGTTGATCGACGGACAGGAGATTGGCGAATAGTGGGTCGAAGGGTAAAGACGGATGAACTTAATACTTTTCTAAATAATTTTTCAGATCGCGTTATTAAAGAAACTATTTATTACCCAGTTGTAAAATTAACGATTTTTATTGAAGAACAGGTTTTTTACGACGATTTGGATCCATTAGGGATTGATGACTATCCATTTGTCGCCGTAATGGGTGATTGGAACCCCGAACATCATAACCACGCCCAGAAACTTGCGAGTCTTGTTCGTGATATTAGAGACCCGCAACGTGAACTTAATAAGCGACGCAGTAAAATTCTAGATATTTTAGACAGCCAAATTAGTAGTGGATGGATGGCTGAAGAAGGTGCGGTAATAAACCCTAAAGATCTGTATCAGGCTGGACAAGGAAAAGTAATTTGGCTGTCTAAAGGGTCGATTCAAGCTGCTAGAGTACATCGTATTGATCCACCTGATGTCCCTGCTGGACTCTTTCAATTTCAGGATGTTATGGATCGGGATATTATGGAGATCCCCGGGGCGAATAACGAATTATTTGGAATTCCGGATCGCGATCAGACGCAAACCCCCGGATTACTAGCGAAACTACGCCAAAGCCAAGGATTGACAACATTACAAGCACTATTTGACAACTATCGACTATCTAAAGAATTATTAGGACGGAAATTAGTTGCAGTAATTCAAAAGCAATACAGTCCGACAAAGGTTAAAAAACTCTTGCATGACAAGCCAGCACCGGGTTTTTACGAGCGGGATTTTCGTAAATATCGAATTGATGTATCAGAAGGTGTACTAACAGACACGCAACGGCAAATGTACTACCAAGAACTCATTGCGTTGAAAACAGCTGGCGCGCCAATTCCTTGGTCGGCTGTTGTGGATGCGGCTCCGGTGCAACGCCGGGATGATTTAGCAAAAATTGTAGCAAAAGAAGAACAAATTGCAGCACAACAGGCACAACGGCAGCAACAAATAGAAGAGGCGCAGCTTCAAATGATGCTTGTAAAGACAAAAGAAGATATTGCAGATGCAGAAGAAAGTCGATCTGATTCGCAATATAAAAAGATTAAAACGTTAGCTGAGATTGATAAAATTGGGGCTGATCGACTTAAGGTACTTGCAGATGCATTGCAGGTTTTAAGCACGCAAAAACAATCTCAAATGATGGTGCAAAGATGAAAATTGAAATAGGTGAACTTAGACAATGCATGGCACTTGATTTACAAGAACGTGTAATATCAATTATTGATCATAAACAGCACGATCCTAATTATTACTTGCTTATACAGGCGAAGCTTGATCCTTTATACCATAATAAGATTAAAACGACAATAGTTACAACCCAACAACGCCCGCCGGTTCTCCTTGGTACTATCTGTCTAATGGTGGACAATATTCGTGGTGAAGTAAAGTCTCTTTGGGTTTTGCCGTTGGACATTCCTACATTTGGATTGACGGATGATGGTAGGGTAGTACCCGAAGCGGCGGAAAGCGCCGGTTTTGTTAAGGATGCAATTGTTTATCATTAAAATAGGAATGTTATGCCGATAGATTTTGAGAAATGCGTTAAAAATGGCGGCCGTATTAGGCGAATTTCAGGGCCAAGTAAACAATTTAATCTTAATAAGGATCAGTATATTAATATATGTTTTATTAATGGTGAGATGTATCGTGGTGAGGTAAAAACTAAACAGAAGAAATAACGCGTCGCCGGCGTATCGGGCGGATTTAAAGAGAGGTGTCGCCGATCTCTAAACCGGGCGTAAAGGAGAAAAGAACATGGCAGAAAATCCAGAAGAAAAAATTAGTCCATCGTATCCATTTGAAAGTGCTGAAGTTGAAAATACTGAAAATGCTGAGGTTAAAAGTACTGAAGCTGAAGATGCTGAGGTTAAAAGTACTGAAGCTGAAGGTGTTGAAGGTGCTGAAAGTATCGGAGATACTAAGGCTACTGTGACGGAAGATACTGATAAAAAAGCATCTGATCCTATTAAAGCTATTACAGCACTACGTAAAGAAAACCAAGCGCTAAAACGTCAAATAGAACAGGTTGCGATATTACTTCAGCAACAACAACAAATGAAGTTGCCACAGCAGCAGCAAGCACCGCCTGATCCCTTTGAAAAGCTTGATGATGATGATGTTATTACTGTAGCTGATATGAAGCGGGTTTTAAAAATGTATTCGCAGCAGCAACAACAACAACAATCACAGCAACCACAAATGGATCCAAGGGAGCTTCAACTTCGCGCACAATACGATGACTATGACGATGCAATTAAACAAATTCCCGATCTTTTAAAAGAAACCCCGCATTTACGGAGTGCAATCATTAACTCAGAAAACCCTTATTTAACAGCGTATTCTCTTGTTCAATTATATAAGGGAAAAGCAAAGTCCGATGATGATAATGAAACCGCGACGAAGCTTATGGATAATTTAGCAAAGCCTCGTTCAGCCGGTAAGGTGACTTCCGGCAGTGGCGCAACAAAAGCTAATTATTACGCTACATTAGATGATAAGGGATTAGATGCTATGATTGCAAAAGTGAAGCGGGGGCAATAAGGAGATAAATTATGGCTAATATTACAACAACTTCACAGGTTGATCCGGGCGTTGCAATTTTTTATGACCGGGTATTGCTTCGGCGGGCTGTGCCGTTTTTGATCCATGAAAAAGCGGCGCAAACTCGGAATATCTCTCGCAAAAGTGGCAATACAATTAAATTTCGTCGATTCGCTTCGCTTGCTTTGGCTACAACTCCATTGGTTGAAGGAACGACTCCAACCGGCAGTCAGTTGTCTAAGACTGATATTCAGGCAGTTGTAAAACAGTACGGGGATTATGTTCATATCACCGACTGGGTAGATTTGACTGTAGAGGATTCAGTACTTACCGAAGCAGCGGAAGTTTTGGGTGAGCAGATGGGACAAACCCGTGATGTTCTTGTTCGCGACATTTTAGCCGCAGGCGGAACTACAATTGATTGTAATAGCGTTGCGTTGACTGATGCTAAGATTAAAGCTGCAATTCGGACTCTGGTGAACAATAACGCTAAATATGTAACTCGGCTTGTGAAGGCGGGAACTGGTCAAGGTACGGTTCCTGTTTCACCCGCATACTGGGCATTTTCCCACGCCGAACTGTTGGATGACTGGCAGAGCATTACAGATTGGGTTCCTGTGCGTAAATATGCACGTCCTGAGGAGGCTGACGAGGCGGAATGGGGCTCGTATGAACAAATTCGAGTGCTGCTTTCCAGTCAAGGTTACAAATCTGGAGCGCTCTATAAAGTACCCATTGTCGGGAAAGATGCTTATGCAGTTACTGAGATAGAAGGTGGTGCTGCAAAGAATATCGTGAAGCCGTTTGGTTCCGGCGGGACTACTGATCCGTTGAATCAACGAGCGACTTCGGGATGGAAAATGACATTCGCAGCACGAATTTTGAATGATGCTTTCATGGCCGTTCTAATTAATATTGCGCATAGTTCGTAAAGGAGGTTATTATGTATGAATTTTCTACAGGAAAATTAACTGGTACAGGAGATGCATTGGTTGTTGAACTTGGTTATAAGCCGGCGTATTTAAAAGTTATAAATTATACAAAAGCAACCGAAGGTGCTACAGGAACCGCCGTTATCTATGAAATTTTTGATGGTATGGATGCCGGCGATTCGATTGAGTATAAGCGTGTTGATCCAACAGATACAGGAAGTAAATTCAATATTAATGTGAATGCATCATCCGGTTTCACAATTGGTAGCAATAGTTTCACAATCCCTGCGGCTTTTGCGGAATTAAATGATGTATTATATTACACTGCTGCACGTGAAGTAATTTAACTTTATTGTCTCTCCCTTCGGGGAGGGGCAATTAAAAAGGAGTTTAATTATGTCTGAAGATAACATATCTTATAGTAGTATATCTGATGATACTTCGACGGATGAAAAAAAGCGGGGACGACCTGCTAAAACTAATTCAACTGTTATAACACGTAAAGTGAAGTTTATCAACAATGAGGATCCGGATGCTGACGTAACTTTTACCTATGTAAGTGCGGATTTAAAGTCGGAAACATATCGACTTTTTCCGGGACTTGAGTACGAACTTCCTGATTACATCGTAAAGCATTTAAATAGTTTATCGTATCCAATTTACCAACCAGTTGAAGATCCAGTAACAGGTATGGTGCAGCATAAACAGGTGGGGTCGATTAATCGCTTTTCATGCCACCCGGTAGAATAACTTATGAATTTACAAGCAATACGAGATAAAGCACGTAAGTTATCTGGC